AGGTCAGACGGGGGGGGTGACTGAATCAATACGAAAGTCGTTCAGGAAGGTAATGGCACCTGACACCGTCGGAATCTCAATTTCAACAGGAACGTAACTGCCACTGACCGTGACCGTGAAGGACTGCGTGCCAGCAGCCGAGGCCGAGGAGCCGGTTAAGGCGATCAGGCCCGCGAAGCCGTAGCTGTAACTCGGGTCGGGGTTGACCGATTGCGTCCTGCCAAGCGCCGTGGTCGTGACTGCGATAGACTGAAAACTGACTGTGCCATTGATGACCGTGCCTTCGTTCCAGCAGCAGACTGTGGTGTCTAAATACATTTTGACCGTAGTCGTCTGCTTGTAATCGAAGGTCAACTGGGCGAAATCGTAGTATTCGTAGGCCATCGTTTGCTGGTTATAGACCTCGCTCTGAAAGTTATCGACGGTCACGTCTACCGACCAGGCGCCTACTGACTTGGCGTATGGGCTGGGAGTACTAAAGAATCCATTTGGGCCGATAAAGTACTCGGTGGCAAACACTGGGCAGAACCCTCCTGCGCCGGTCTGGCTGTTGCCGATATCATACGCGGTGTCTGTGGCCGCCCAGCGCGGATAGATTTGATACGGCGTCGGGCTCGTCTTGGGAGTCGTGTTCGTCCCGACCGTGCCGTTTGGATTGGGGACTGGTTCGGCTGGTGAAGGAGTGGTCGGGTCGTAGCTGTAGACGATGTTGGTCGGGAAGGTCGCGTCCACTTGCACGTTGTTCGTGTAAGCAATCGGGTAGATGCGATTGCCAAAGGTAGAGGTTAAGGGCTGATAATAAAACGAGTCGACCAGACCTAGATGGACTTTTGCCACGTTTATTGATGGGTGGTTTTGATACCACATTTGAGAACCCCAGAAATCGGGTTGAGACGGGGGCACATAGACCTGAAGCTGGACGGTCACATAACTATTGAAGGTCGTGCCAGGGGGCCTGATTACTGTGCCGTTCTCGCCGTCCTTACTTAGTTGCACATAGACAGCCGCCGCTCGTGGGGGCAGGGCCATGTTAGATGGCGCTCCAGTAGTAGATGACTGGTGTGCTGCCGCACTTGAACCGCTCAGTCCATAGCGATCCGCAGCCCTTGAAATTGTACAGGCCGTAGGTGACGTTGGGCGGGGTGGCCGTGTCTTTGTACCCGTCAATCTTGCCGATCAGAATGTAACTGATGGTGTCAGTGTCGGGGATGACCGCCGCGGTCGAAACAAGAATCTTCGGGGGAATTGACGGCGAAGGGTATTCGTAGTTAGGGGAGCCTGAGTTCTCCACCTTGATGTAGATGTAATTGGTCGCACCCGGGGAGGTTAAGCCTGCCGTGAAGATTTGAATATTGGGCGGGGGCGATGCACTGAGGAGTTTGGCGCTAGTACCGCTGGCGCCGTCAGAGACCTCGTAGTTGTTAACGTGCCCAGGGCTTACGTTAATGAGATACTGAGCCGAGGCCGTGTCATAGCGGACGTCGTAAATCTGAAGCGGGCAAGGTGCCGGGTTGTCATTTGTTGCCCACGGATCACCGATGTCCAAGGTCACTCCCTGGGACGATGAGCTGAAACGATAGCCGACTCCGGGTTGCATGGTTAGGCAGCAGGGTAGACCGCGGCGACGTAGCCGTCACGGTTGTAGCGGATCTCGTAGTTGACCTTGTAGAGCAGGCCGAAGTCCTCGACGTTGACCTGAGCCAGCAGCAGCTGATTACGAGAGCCAGTGGCCGTAACGAAGGCAGTGCCCATGTAACTTGGGAGCATCGCGATGGAATTGAAAGTTCCCGTCCCGCTCGTCTTGCCGACCAAGGCTACAAGCGCCTTAGGTGTGGCCGCGTCACTGGTGTAGAAAAACCCAGAGAAGGAAGTCTGCGGTGCAAGGTAGTTCGTCTTGCCGTAGTAAAGCGGCGATGCGGGGTCTTTAAACCCTAGGAACTTACCACCCGTGGCCCTTTCAAAGTGAGAGCCATTCAGGCCAGCGAACTCATTGGGCACAACGGTTGAGGCGACATAGGGCGTCGGACCTGCGATGCCGGTGCTGGCCGTGAAGAAATTGCTGTGGGTGCTGATGTGCTCGGAGGTCAGTCCCTGGGACACGCCGACTTGAGGGTTAGTCCGCGTACCGCTATTGATTGCAGGGTCAATGCCGACGTAATCGACCGTGATGTTGGCAAGGCCAAGGGAGTCATAGGCGATGGTGTACTTGTGCGCGTCGCAGAAAGAGGCGCCGGCCAGCGGGCAGGTCGAACCGCGATTAACCACCGATCCGAGAGACGCGGACTGGTCGGACTTCCAGACGACCGTGGCTGTGATCAGGCCGTAGCCGTCGTCGGAGAACTTGCCTCCTGGCTGTTGTAGGGGGACGGTTAAAGCGTCGCCGTTGTCTTTGCGTGCCATGGTTATTTAGTGTCTTTGGTAAAGTCTTTGGGGACGCCGCCTTCGGGGCTGGCAATCTTCTCGAGCAGGGCGGTCTGCTTCTGGGCTTCTTCGAGCTGAAGGTTCATGGCCTCCATGACTGGGTTAGCGCCGACACCGACGACGTTGGAGAAGCCTTCGGGGCCTTTGAAGTTGATGCCGCTTGGCTGCTTCTTGTCTTCCACGGTCTTCTTGCTGGCGTCAACAAGCGGTGCAATCATCTTAGAGATAACGCCCTGCACGTCAGCGGCCTTTGCCATGTCTTCGGCAGAGTTTGCGTCCAGACCGTATTTGAGACGGAAGCCTCGAAAGCCGCCAATCTCATCGGCGACCTTGTCGCGCATACCGGGTTGCTCTAGAAACTTGGTAAACTCGGTTTGCTTGGCGGTCTTGGCCATCTCGCGATCCTTCTCGTCCTGCTCTTTAGCGGCCCGGGTTTTAGCCAGGACAACAGTCTCCGAGTCCAGATACTTAGACTCGGCTCGGACTGCAAAGTCATAGGCTTCTTTGATGTCCTGCTTTCGCTTCTCGATGGCGGCAGAGATGTAGTTAATAGCCGTGTTTAAAAGCACCAGCGGGGCTACGAAAGAAAAAGCAATATCCTTAAAAGCAGTGCTAAACTTGCGCTGGATGTCCTCAACCTGCTTGCCAAAGGACACAGTGGCCGACTTGGCCTTGTCCATCGCCTGCGGGACGTCGGAGGTAGTCTTGATATTGACTGTCAGGTCTTGGGCCATGTCAGGGGGTTTCCTTTGCAGGATTGGAAGCGGTGGCCGCGGCGTCCTTGGCTTCCTCCTCGGCCATGAAGGCTTCCTCCTCGGGCGACATGATCGCCACGTCCGCACCTTTGGAGATAGCCAGGGCGGAGTTTAGCCAGATGGCCTGACACTCCGGCATCTCCCATGCGCGCTTCTCGTCAATGCCGTTTGTGATAAGGTTGGCGACGATAGACAACGGCCACGGTACGCCCTTGCTTCCTCCGCTGCTCTTCTTCGTTTGCTCCCAGAACTTCGGCCAGTCTTGGACGAGGATGTAGCCGGAGAAGGCTTCGAGCATGGCCTCGAACTTGGCGGGCTTACGGGCAAGGGACAGTATCCTCAGCTGATCGCGCCAGCCTAGCTCGCCCAGGGGTTCTTCGGCGCACACTTGGCAGGCGAAGATAAGGTCGGCAGGCGTCACGCCGCGGGAGCCTGTCACCAGCGGGGAGTCGAAGGCCATCAGTCGCACCCGGTACTTCAGGCACCATGGGTAAAGCGAACGACCCAGCAGCCGAAAAGGTGCCGGGTCGATAAAGGCCGCGAGGAAGCGCTTGTCCATGCGCCTAGTGTAGCCCACTTGGGGCTAAGTCAATTAGGCAGGCGTGATGCCTTCGTAGTCGATAGCCGTCACAGTGACCGCGGTGAAGCCCTTGTTAGAGCCCTTCTCGTCAATCTTGGTGATGGTGCCAGCGAAGGAAACGGAGGCCGAGCCAGACGGATAAGCGGTCTGAGCGTTCAGCGTGAAGCTGAGAGCAGCGCCGAGGACCGGCATCGTCGAGGTCTTGCAGATACCTTCGATGGTAATCTCGGACTTACGATCGTCGAGGCGATGGGTCTTGGTCAGGCCGGCTTCGTCGACCACCGTGGCCTCGGCGTTAAACGAAGAGGACAGCGAGTAGGACTGCACAAAGAGGTTCGTGACAGTGCCCGCAACACCGTAGAGGCAGGTCGTTCCGTTAGAGATGGCGGCCATTTGTAATTGCAGGCTTTGGTAACCTTACGCGGGGAAGACCGTCAGGATGTCGAACGTGAACGAGGTCGCCCAGGAGCGCTCGTCGATGCCCTCGTCTTCGGACTGCATGGTGACGTCGTAGCAGGACGCGTCGCCTGTGGCCGTGAATGCCGCCTTGATGGAGGTCAGGTCACGCATATTGCCGGACAGGGCGGCGCAGCGCAGGCGGTGATCGGCGAGGGTCGTGTCGTCGGCGTTCGAGAACAGGGTGATGCGGACCGAGCAGCTGAAGTTGCCTTCGCCTTCGGGGAGGTCGGACGGTGCCCGGGCGGCTTCGCACAGGACCACGGCCTTGGGCAGGGTCTGGGTCGCGTTGTTGTCCCCGGTCAGGAACGTGACAGTGGTCAGCCCGGTCTGGGTCGAGAGGTAAGTCGCGACGGTGGCCTCGACGATGTGACGGATGGATTTAGTGCCCATAAAGTTTAGCGGCGGTTAGCCAGCTGGATAGTGGAGTTCATGTGTTTCTCGAAGCGTGCCTTCATCTGTTTGATACGGTTTGCGTAGACCAAGGGAAGCACGGAGGCGTCGATGGCAATGTTGTTCACGTTGCCCTGGGTGTTGGTCACGCTCAGCTCGACGACCTTTTCGGTGGCCAAGAGGCTGTTGGTTCCGCGGACTTGGGTGTGCCGGTTAATCCAGGCTACCTTGAGGAGGTCGACGCCGAAGTCTTTAGGGACACCATTGATGCGGGGCTTAGGCAAAGAGCGTAGCGCTGACGCCCAGCCCGACTTGATCATGCCAACCATCTGCTGGCGTTCGCGGATGTATTGGTCGAGGTCGGACTTGGACTCGACGAGCATCTTGATTTTAGTCGGGCGAACATTCTTGCCGATGCGGCCACCGAACTTGCCCTTGATGCGGTTGTGGGGCGGGCGCAGCTCATTGACGAAGCCCTGACCGTAGTCGGTCATTACAGGGTTGGTCGTGTTAAAGTAGTTCTTAGCCTTGGCGAACGCCCGGGTATAGTCCTGGTCATTGGCAATCTTCCGCATGATCGGCGGGAGACCCTTCAGCGCCTGAAGCGTGCCCTTGCCGATAATCTTATTGAACAGGCCGATGTCGTTCGCCTTGGTGGCGTAGGCTAGTTGGTTGCCTAGGAGGGCCGCAGCCGAGTTGGCGTTACGGTCGTTGGCGGCCACGAAGAGTTTGGAGATGTCCCCAGCTACGGCTTGGTCGCCAGCGGTCTGGGCGGCCTTGGATAGCCCACGGCCTCCGCCTTTGGGCAGGGGAGGGGTAAAGGTTGCCGCGTCTTGGCAGGCAAGGGCGGCTTGTTCAAGCGCCGCGTCCCGCATGGTCTGCCCGGTGTTAGCCGCGAACTGACGGAGGGCCGCGATGAACTCAGCCTGAGACTTCGGACTGATGCTGACCGTCACCACGGCGTTACTGGTTATCGTCGATGACGACGAGCGTGATCCATGCCGACCCGGGCTTGTAGGTCTGGGTCGTGATGCGAACGGTCTTCCCGCCGGCGACAATCTTCTTCCCCTGGCCTAGGCTGGCGATGGGGACACCTGCCGACAGTAGGGCCGCCGATGACCCCGTAGAGCCGTCTGGAAGGGTCCAGGAGGCCGTTACAGCAGGCATCCTGACCGAGTACTGGGTCCGCTCCATGTACCCGCCTGCTTCGAGGACGGTCATCACGGCGGGGTCAGAGATGAGGCACTGGAAGGTGATGGCCCCAGAGTTGGCCGACCCGGCCACGCCGAAGTCCGCAATCATCTCTTTAGCGTCAGCGAGAAAGTCAGCGTAGAGGCTCATCCTATCATTGCCGCCTTTGGGAACTAGGCACAAAAAAGGGGCCCCTTTCGGAGCCCCCTAAGTTCGTAGCCTTGGCCGCTATTAGGCGGTCTTGAGGCGGACGAGGGAGGTGGCGCGACCGACAGCGGCGCCGAACATCAGGGTGGCCGTGACGTTCAGGAAGCCAGACTGCTCCATGCCGACGAGCACCTGAACACCGAGACCCGTGCCAGCGTCGACAGCATTCGAGACTTCGAAGCCGGGGATGCCTTCGGAGTCAGGCAGGGCGGAGGCGAAGGCGATAGCGTCAGGACCAGCAACCCAACCAGCGAGATTCTCGGAGTTGGTAGCGAGGTTCGCGAACTGGTAGATGCGGGCACCGGCGATGATGCCGAGGTCGCCGTCGCGGATGATGTTCGCGCCGAGGACGTTGTTGCCGACGATCGTGGTGTCCTTGCGGAGGTCAGAGACGTAGGTGCTGTTCAGCACGGCGTAGCGAGGGCTCGGGGCCTTGGCGTCGTCGAGGGTCTTCTGGACGGCCACGAGTTCAGCGTAGGAGAGGTCGGCACCAGAGGTCGAGGAGACGCTGTAGTTGGCGTTCGTGACCTGAGCGTTGATGACATCCATGACCTTCTGGGCGAGACCGATGCTTGCCGTTGCCACGAAATTATTCACGAAGAAGTCTGCGCCGTAGTCCTTCAGGTTAGAAGGGGTGAAGCGGCTGGAAATCTTGTACTGGGTCAGGGAGACGGTCGCGGCGGTGATCGTCGCGTCGTCCTGGGTGAGGTAGCCACCAGAGCCAAAGGCGGTAGCGGACGAGGTTCCGATGAGCGGAACCTGAATCGCCATGCCGGTGGAGCCGGGACGAGCCGAGAAGACAGACGAGATACCCGAGAGGACGGGGAGCTTGTTCTGGAGAGCGGAGAGGACGCCAGCCGACAGTACTGACGGGGCGGCAGAGATGGAGTTAGCCATGATGTGTGATGAGTGTGATTAGGGGAAATTAGAAAGAGGCCTTGATGATCGCGGAGCGATGGGCCTCAAAGTAGGCGTTGCGTTCCTTGGACCCGACAGGCAGGGCCATGAAAGCGACGTAGTGGTTGACGGCCTCGGCAGGAGCGCCGTCGCCCTGGGGAAGGGCAACCGGGGTGACGCCGACAGACGCGGCAATCTTAGCGGCCTCTTTGGAGGCGCTGACCTTGACGGCTTCAGCTTCGAGAGCGGCGGCCTTGAGGGCGGCGGCTTCGGCTTCGATGGTCTTGATGACTTCGGTGAGGCTGGCGATGGAAGCGTCCTTCACGGCGGCTTCGACCTTCAGGCTTTCGAGTTCCGCGGCGGCGCCGACGGTGAGCTTCTCGACGGTGGCACGGAGGTCATCGCGTTCGGCGGTGAGGCCCGAGAGGGCAGCCGAGGCTTCGAGCAGTTGTTCTTCGATGGTCATCTTGAGTTTGCGGGAGTTGGAAACTTAGAAGGACCGAAGGGCTTCGGAGAAGGAGTCAGCCAGCCCGGTCACTAAGCCCTGGGCGGCGGCCTGCTTGCCCGAGAAGGTCTGGCCTTCCATGGCTTCGGCCTTGACCATCTTGCGCTTCATCAGGACCGCGGCTTTGAACTCAGAGTGGATTTCGTCCACGCTCTCTTGCAGGTTCGCCATCTGGCCTTCGTCAAGGGTCGTGCCTTCGATGCCGGCGCCCTTGTACTTGCCAGACTTGATGACGACCATGCGGATGCCGGCCATTTTAGCGGCCTCGGAATAGTCAGGGACAGCGAGGTAGACCCCGATGCTTCCGACCGTGGCAGACTTAGAGGAGAGGACGCGATCAGCGGCAGAGGCCACCCAGTAGGCAGCGGACGCCATCTCGGTGTCAGTGTAGGCCATCGTCGGCTTCTCAAGGTTGCGGACCTTGTTGGCGAGTTCCTCGATGCCAGTGACCGTGCCACCAGGGGAGGAGACTTGCAGGGCGATACGCGTTACGTCGGGGTTCATGGCGAACGCGTCGACGGCGGCAGAGAGTTCATCCACGTCAGCGGCGCCCATCATCTTCTCGAGAGGGGTCAGGCCTTTGCCGATCACACCGTACACAGGGATAACGCCGACACCGTCAGCGGTGACGTAGGGCTTGGGGGCCACGCCGAAGAGCTGCGCAAGCATATCGGTGAAGCCGAACTTCTCAGCCAGGACAGCGTGGTCCTTGGCCTTAGCCGGGTCGATGAGGAGAGGCTCGCGGCCTGAGAGGCCATTAGTGAGGAAGCGCATAAAGTTAGGAGTTGGGTTCGTCGATGGCGGCGGGCTCGTCTTCGGAGTCTACTGCCTCGACCGTTCCGATCGGGGTGTTCGTCGGGCGGAAGAGCAGCTCGAAGGGGATGCCGTACTGCTTGGCAAGGTCTTGGATGTGCACCATGTCAGCGGCGCGCTTGTTCATCTCGGTGCGGAAGTCTAGGCCGCGCTGGGCGTAGAGCTCAGACATGGACAGGAGGCCCATCTCAACATCCGCACGGTCGTTGGCGGCTTCGCGGCCAGCGTCAACGGTCACGCTCTTCGGGGTCGTCCACGAGACTTCGGTCCACTTCGGGTCGTCTGGGATGTCGCCGGCGGCGATGCCCTGACCGATGATGTAGCCCCAAGTCGGGACGCAGAACTGTTCGATGACAATGGTCTGGTACTTGGCGAAGACGCGGCCGGCCTTGGCGGTGACTAGGCGAACGGTGGCGCCGCCTAGTTTGGAGGAGTCGCCGACGAACTCGTACGGCAGGACGCCTTGAGCGATGTCGCGTTCAAGCGCCGCGAGGAAGCCGGTGAAGGTGCTGTTCGGGCGGTTGCTCTGGAAGGAGTTGAGGGACTCGCCCTGGTCGAGCACCAGTAACTTGCCGCCCATCGTGTTGGCGATGGAAGTGTAAGAGGGTGTGTTCAGTGCGCCGAGCTCGTTGGCCGTGTCCTGATCTAGCACGCCGCCCTGCTTCTGAATTGTGCGAACCACGTCACCGTTGTCCTTCACGGCTTGCTTCTCGAGGGCAAGAATCTCCATCTCGTCTTGGATTGAGTTGATGCTGGATTGCAGGAGAGGGATTCCGCGGCACCCGCTGGCGTACTCATGGTCGACGACGTGCATCATGGACTGAGCGAGAATCTGGCGGTTGCTGCCGTCCGACTTGTAGACGTTGACCGCAGTGTATTCACCGTAGGGTCCGTAGACGATGCCGTCATGGATGCCCGGGATGACCACCGTTTCCTCGAGAGGGTCGCCGACACGGTGGGCTTCCATCAGCTGAAGTTTGGCTTCGCCCGTGGCGTTACGCACCTTGGCGGCGAA